CGACTGGCTGGCTGACAAGCCGATGGGGCGGTGTCCGTGGTGCGATGGGCGCATCCGGCCACCAACGAATAATTGGGGCACTAAGACCTACCACGCCGCCCCCTATGCATGCTCTTGGGATGACTGGGAATCAGAACTCGAAAACCGCGCCCGCTACCAAGAGGAACGCATGGCCGAGGCCCTGGTGAACGAGCGCGTGAACAGAGAGGTGGCCCGTGGCAAAGACGCGCCGTACTGACAACACCCGCAACGAGCGTCAGCGCCGATGGTACTGGCGCAACCGCGAGCTTAAGAACGCCATCAACCGAGAGCGATACTACGGGTTCAAGAGCGCGGGACTCTGCCCATGCTGCGGATCTCAGCCCGAGCCTGACCGTGTTCTCTGCCGGGTCTGCCAGAACAAGCGCAATGGTATCGCCAAGATGATGGCGGAAACCAGCTTGCCAAGGTAGCGGAGTCGTGGTAGACTGTTCAGGTCGAGACTAACCAGCTCGGCGACATTCGGAGTATTGTTGGGAGCCCTTTAGTGGGTCGTTTGAGTCTGCTTTCCGACAGACTCGGTTCCTGTGGTGGGAACGACGGCCAGCTAGAGGGCTTTCCTTTTGTCCGGGGTTTCGCCCCAAGGAGACACCATGAGCATAACCAATAATTTCGAGGCGCTACCCGCTGGCTGTATGGAATGCGGCGGACCTTACATCAAGGACGTTGTAGCTCTCCTCGACCACGCCAGAGCGCTGGAAGCTATGCTGAAAGGGTTCGAGTGGGTTGACAACGAGTGGGATGAGAAGTGGTGTCTGAATTGTGGCAATCCAATAGAATCCGGCCACTCCCCCGACTGCCAACTCGCTCGTCTTCTGGAGGGCGTGGAGTGAGCGAGACCATCAAGCGAGTATCTGACCACACGAAGGGCTTCACGATCATGGTCAATGAAGCCTTGCAGCGCCCTAACCTGTCCGCTAGGGCTAAGGGGCTATACGCCTACCTAATGACGCTGCCCGATGACTGGACGATTCGAAAGCCTGAACTCTACTCCCACTTCACGGAGGGTAGAGAGGCCATGGAAACGGCATTCAAGGAATTGATCCAGGCCGGATACATCGTTTCGGAAGAGGTCAGGGAGGGTGGGCGATTCTCTGGATACAGACATACCATCCACGAATCCTCAACCGTACCCCAGAAAACCGTTAACGGAAAACCAGAGACTGGAAAACCGTTAACGGAAAACCCGACACTACTAAGTACTGATTTACCAAGGACTGAGAAACCAAGTACTTCGGCTGTCGCCTCACCACCGCGCTTTCAAAAGCCAACACTCGATCAAGTCAAGGCCTACTGCCAAGAACGAAAGAACAACGTTAACGCCGAAAAGTGGCTTGCTCACTACGAAGCGAACGGATGGCGCGTTGGCAAGAATCCCATGAAGGACTGGAAAGCGGCTGTGAGGACATGGGAGCATAGCGATTTCGCCGCGCCGAAGAAACAAGACTCTGGGGATGACTCCTGGCGGTTCAAAGACCCCCGAGCCGAACGCCTCAAAAGGGAGCGCGTGAATGCCTAGTTCCACCGCGCGTGAAGCCTCCGAGCTGGCGTTCCTTGGTTGCATCCTCAAGGACAGCGACATTCTCGTATCGTCCTACCTGACCGAGGCTATGTTCACGAAACACCGACCGATCTTCAAGGCTCTGGTAGAGCTGTCGACCAAAGCTCGAATCGATGCGGACGATTACCCGACCCTTATGCAGGCTGGTATCGACGCCGTGACTATCGCCAAGATGCAAGACGCATATGTCACAGCGCATAACTGGGAGGGATACCAGAAGGCTATTTTCGAAGCTTGGGCGGAAGACTGCGTAAAGGCCGCCTTTAGACTCGCTCAGTCCGAGGGTTACCCGCAATGCCTCGACACCGTGGAACGCGCTATGACCGCCGTGGCGCTTCGCCAAACGAACGCCAAGACGAAGCATGTGCGGGAGATTATCCATCCGGCACTGGAGCGTGTTGTCGAGCGTATGAAAGCTCGCGGAAAGATTCCTGGTGTATCGTGGGGCTTTGAAGCTCTCGACAGTTGCACGCTAGGCGCTCAGGCTGGGCAACTAGTTGTCGTGGGCGCTCGCCCATCTCAGGGTAAAAGTGCAATCATGGCCCAGATGGCACGGAAGATGGGGCGAGATGGCTCCATGGTTGGAGTTGTCACCATCGAATCCTCAGAGACTGAGCTGGTAGTGCGTATGCTGGGCTCAGATGCCAAGATCGACGGGCGGGACTTGCAAACCGGAACGCTAGGGCAAACGCACCTCGCCGACTTGAAACTGTCTGCTGAACGTCTGCTTTCTACCAACATCCTGATTCACGATCAGCCATCTATCAGACTCGCGCAACTCCAGGCGGTAATTCGCAAGATGGCCAGGGATGGCGCAAAGGTGGTCTACCTAGATTATTTGCAGCTCGTTCGAGTACCAGGAAAGGAGAGGCGCATGGACGAGGTCGGAGAGGTGTCTACTGGCCTAAAGGCTCTGGCCAGAGAGTTGAAAATCTGTGTCGTTGCCATGGCCCAGCTTGGCCGAGACTCGGACGACCGAAGGCCGAACATGGGCGACCTCCAGCACTCCTCACAGATCGAGCAGGACGCCGACCAGATTTGGCTCCTCTGGCATCAGCAGGACAACGCGGGGAACTTCACCGAGAGCCGGATTATTCTGGCGAAGGTTCGGGACGGCATGGTACGCGACATCAAGGTTAGGTTTGACAGGCCGACGCTGACATTCTACGAGATCGAAGACTGAGAGAGGAGGACTAGATGAACGCAGAGAAGATGACAAGAGAGGAGTTTGAGCGCCTATGCTACGAGGGGAATATAGCGTCCGTCTGGGACAAATTCGATGCTCTTCAAAGAGCTGGGTTTGTTCCGGCATGGGAAAGGATGCCTAAGTACATGACTGGGTTTGCTGGAACATGGGTGAATGAGGTTGTGGCTTGCGGACCCGATGAGTTCTACATCCCCGCACCTCACAACCCGACCGACGCTGAACTGGTCGCCATGTTCAACAAGCTGGACCTGGACAAGAAGCTGGAAGTACTGAGAGACGCGGGGGTGGTGGTGTGAGAGAGATCAAGTTTCGGGCGTGGGTCGAGGAAATGGTCGACGTCAAAGTAATCGACTGGAGAGGCGACACCTACATGCCCAAGCCTGGTATCATGGATCAACGGAACGACCTGTACTTCTTCGAGGACTATCCCGACATGCTCATGCAATACACCGGCCTCAAGGACAAGAACGGCGTCGAGATTTATGAGGGAGATATTCTTGACCCGGAACTTCCTGACGGATCCGGGGCGTATCGCATCGAATGGACCGACCATGGCTGGAACACGTACCAAGATCACGGCTTCCTTGGGTACTCGACTTCATCAGAGCATATGGTGGTGGGTAACATTCATGAAAACAAGGAGCTTTTGAAATGACCCAAGAACACAGAGACCAATTCCTGGCCATGGAAGGATGGCAGAAGACCGAGCGGGGGTACTTCCGCAAAGACGGCTTCCAGTACTCGGAAGACACCGGCGCCGTGCGCGTGACCCACATGACGCAGCGCTCCCGCAAGTTCCGCCGCTTCCCGTTCGGACGGCAGCCCAAGCATGACGCGATGGTGGGGTGGTTCGTGACGGATTCTAAGATTAGGCGCGGCAACCAACTTGAGTTGTCCGAATGGGCAGAGGAGGCGGAAAGGATTGGTGACGACGAGACCAAGAAGTGGGACTGGATGCGCCTGATGGTGAAGTTCCACATGCAAATATATCCGCTCACCAAGCGCCAGGGCTGGGACAAGTACGGGGAGGTGATGGGATGAGCAAGCCATACCAATGGAGTGTGGGTGAGACATGCGTTCGGGTCGAAGCTCCTCACGGATGGATTGACATGGAACGACTCAAGCCAGGAGCGATCTCTTATGTTACGGAGGTATGCCGCGATATGTTACCGGACAGAATATTCGATGGTCAGCCTATCCGTGTCTACGGCAATTGTTACACGTCAGAAAGAGGCGAGTGGAGCGATGGGGTTGTTTACCGTCCCCTTCACGGCACCGACATCCGAAAGCTAGAAGAGAAGTATCCCGAATACATCATCAAGACTAACGAGGTGGAGGGATGAAAGAGACAGCCCGAAACATTGGCCGCCTCCTCTACCTCCTCGTCATCCTGACCACCATCATCCTAGCGTGGTGGGTAGCTCTGACGCTGTACTTCTACGAGGACATGCAGCCCGTTTGGCGCTCGGTGGTAGTGTTCATCGCTGGAGCGTTCACGGGTTACTTTGGTAGCCGGGCGATTGGTCTGGCGCGGGAATGGTGGAAGAAGAGATGACCAACACCGAGAGCTTCCGCGTCCAGGTAGATCCTTCATTGCCGAAGGGGGTCCTGGTGATGAGCGACGGAGTCAATCAGGTCGAGATCGTGAACATCGGCACCGATCCAAAGAACTTCCGCCGAGACAGAGAATGGCCCTGCTGCGTACCAGGTTGCAAGCGTGACTTCCACACCGCCGAGCAAATGCAGATTCACTTCCGCGCAGACCACACCGACGAAGAGAAAGAAGCCGCATGGGCCAAGGTGCCCGCGTTCCTGGAATCCAAGCGCCAGGTGTTCGCGCTGGTGAGGGTGGGGGAACGGTGACCTATAAGGAACGGGACCAGTGCGGCACGAAGACCAAGTTCATCAGCAAGAAACAGGCTAAGGGTGCGCTGAGGCACATGCGGCACAAGACTGGGATGCACGCCTATTTCTGCGATCTATGCCATTTCTACCACGTGGGGCATGGCGACGGATTGCCGAGGAAGCGAAACTAGGCCAGTTTGGGGGTGGCCGTACGCTCCGACAGGGCGGCGAGTTGGGCGGCGTTGAGCTCCAGCTTGTCGCCATGCTTGGACAGTTCGTCCTCGTGCCGGTCCAGTTGCGCGGCGTGGTCCCGAAGTTGCGCGGCGTGGTCTACGATTTCTGACTGCTGAGATTCCTTAGCCTTGATCAAATCACCCTGGGCTGTCGTCATGGTTTTCACCGCCTGAGTGACGCGGTCAATTGAGATGGCGAGTTTCCAAATAACCCCGCCCACGGTCAAAGCAAATCCAGCGATAGCAAGCCAAGTACCAATGTTGTCCATGATTCACTCCTTTTTTAAATCAAGTCTTTCTGCGAACGAATCCCTGTATAGAGTTTGATGCCGTTGTCGACATGATGGCCACCGTGCTTCCGCCTGCAGCAGATCCTCCTGTCATGATGACGCCAGCCGCAGATGCAAGGACTAGAGAATCAGACGCTACCGTGGCGACGCCCTGGGAGAGTGAAACTTCATAGGTATCACCACCACCAGCTGCGCTAGGCAGGCCAAAAGTTACGGTACCTGACGACCTTTGGAGTTGCCAGAAGACAAGTGCAATCTGTCCGACCTCAAGGGCTATGACTGTCTCGGTACGCGTTCCTCCGGATGTGGCCCGATAGTCCAGGACAATATTGAGATTGTCCTGTTTCGAAGCGTCTAGCGCGGCCTCTGCCGCTTCCGCCCGCGCTGTCTCCGCGGTGATCTGGGCCTCAAGGTCTGTAACATCGGAAGTGATGCTATCGATCTCTGCACCTGCCTGCTGACCCGTGGTGTTGATCTTCTTCAATAGGTCTAGGAGTGCCCGGTTGATATCCTCTTTCTCCGGCTTCTCTGCCAGGATTGTCGAGGTGTAGGAATCAATACTCATCAGACCTGCCCCCAGCCCTTATCGACAGGATCAAGCGCTCCCGTCGTTCCTTCGCCCTTCGTGCTGGTTGGAAATGACCCGGGTTGCCCCTTCTCAGACATAGGAATCTCGGGCGCCGGAGCCTGAACCGGGCCGCCGGGAGTAGGAACGGGCGGGGGGGTGCCATTGCCCCAGACGATAGACTGCACAAGGGCGGCGGTAGGCAAAGGGACAATGTTCCTACTGGGCTCCGGTTTCATGAACGCCTGAGGCTTGGCTGGCATCGTCGGGGCCTTGGGCTTCGGAGCTGCTGAGAAGGTTTCTGAGATCATCTTTGAAACAGGCGTATCACCAGAGCGCATTACTTGACCCCCAGGTCGGCGAGATTCTTAAAGTCGAGTCCCCATTTCTGGGCGAAAGTAGCAAGAAGCGCGGGGCTGACTTCACGCGGACCAACGCCGACCCCGCGAGAGTTCCGCAACTGTTCAATATCGTTATTCCATTGCTTCTCCAGCGTCGAGGTAATCTTAGCCGCATCACCATCCGTGACATTCGACAGAGCAATAGACTTGAGCGTATCGAGTTGCTCAGCCTGCTCCTTGAATGGAGTGCCGGGGAGTCCGGCCAGAATGCCGCCAGCTTCAACAGCACGGTTGATATCAATGTCCTTGACGAGCTGGTAGTTCTTCCACTGGGTCAGGAAGGCGTTCTTCTGGCTGTTGTCCCCGGGGAATAGGAACTTTGCTACCTGATCCATGTCGTTGAAGTTGTTCGTACGTCGAGCCACAGCAGCCATGAACTGATCCTCTGGCATGTCGGAGTAGTTGCTCAGATAGATCTGACGGAGCTTGGGAGCTAGGACGCTTTGAAACTGCTTGTTATTCACGAACGCCGGAGGGGGCGGGCCTTGAGGCGCGGGAGGCTCCGTAGAAACAGGCACGCCCTGAGGTTCTGCCGGGGCCTCGACGGGCGCCTCTGGAATCTCGGGAATCTGTTCGGGAGCGGGCGGTTCCATGCCAGCCGCCACAATGGGAGGGGCGACGGCGCCGATGCGGGCCGCGTTCTGTTCGACGGCCTGCCCAATTTCGGGAAGGTTCAGCCGATCAGCCAGGGGTTTTAGCTTCTCGCCCAGCTTGCTCAACGCATCAGCTCCACCGCCGAGGGCCTGGGTGCCGATCTTGGAAAGCGCCCGGGTAGCAAAGGGAACGCCCACAGCGCCCGCCAAGGCCCCTGTAACGCCTCCGGCCAACTTGTCGTCTTCTCCACTAGCCCCCACGCCGAGAGTGCCCCCAAGGGCCGCGTTGGTGGCCAGCTTCTGGAATGTATCGCTACCCTCGCGCAGCGGGTTTTCAACTTTGATCTTTTCCAGCCCGGAGGCGATTTTCAGCGCCTGAACGTAGGGGTAGTTCGCCTTGAGAGTGGCAAACGCCGGATCAAGTGAAAGCGCGTGCTCATCGATGGACTGTTTCAGAGCGGAAGCAATGCGCAATCCGGCCTCAGTCTGGTCCAAAGCCTCGGGCGTGGCCGGGGAAATCTTGGAGTACTTGCTGATTTGGTCATTCAAATACCGCTTGGCCTGGTTGAAGTCGTTGACGATGCCGCCAGTTTTCGCGTCCGCAATCCCGCCGACCATCTTCTGGGCGATCTTCTGCACGCCTTCCACACCGATGTTAGGGTCAGAAATCAACTCGGCAATCTTAGGGTTAGCAAGAAACTGCTGCGTAAACTCCGGGGTGCCGATCTTGAGAGGCGAGGTATTGAACTTATCAGCGACGGCCTGCCAGAGTGGGCCATTGTCTTCAATGAAAGCCTCTCGGGTGAGCTTGTCGCCAAGGTTGTTGTCAGTGATGAACTTCGACAGACCAGCCTTGAACTCGTCCGCGTTGTTGAAGAAGTTGCCGTACCGGTTGAGATCATACTGGCGCGCTGTCTGGTTGAGCGCGGTCTTCACCACGCGCGTACCGACGTCGGCACCGGAGAGAATAGCATCCTCCACGGTCTTCCCAACCTCGTCAGCTCCCGTGGCGGCAGTTTTACCAAGAAGCGGGGCGAGTTTGCCCAGAATGGCACCGCCAGCAGCTCCAAGTCCGACCTGAGCGGCCACGCTAGCGGGGTCGACGGGCTGATCATTGGCGACAGACTCAGTAATGGCACGAGGGATGGCCTGTTCGGCAGCCTGTCCAGCGCCCCGCAGCGCCTGTTCGCCAAGCTTGCCGCCGGAAGCCCCAAGAAACTCGGCGCCTTTGCCCAGGGTTTCAGCGACCTTGCCAGCTCCCAGGGCCTTGGTACCGAGTTGAGCGCCTTTGAGGAGCGCGCCGCCAGGGATGAGGAACGACGCGCCCAAGCCCGCGATATCACCGATGGTGGAAGCGGTTTTGTTCTGTTCCTTGAAGTCCTTGAGCTTCTTGTATGTCTCCGATCCTCCGGCAGTTCGCACCAGAAGGTCAGGAAGGCCCATGAGGACAGAGTTGAGAGCCCCATAGCCCCCAGCGCCCAAGCCGCTCCAAACATCACCGCCCCCGGTGGGAGCGGCAACGGGATTGACTTCCACCGGCTGCTGGGAAAGATCCGAAACCTTCGCCATGACTACCTCAGACCAAACATATCAGGTTGTTTGTATCCCTTAGGCAGCGTGTTGGGGTCAACAATGCCGCGACCGATCAACGCGGCCTGGATATTGCCATCAATCTGGGCTTTCGTGCGAACCAAGGCGGCGAGGTTGTCCTTGTCGGCCTGCGTGAGGGAGGTTTTGGCCTGCAGCTTGGCGATTTCCTGTTGCACCATGAGCGACTGGGCTTGCAATCCGGCAGCCTGGGCACGGTTGGCCGCGTTCTGTTCCCCGGTGAAGGCGTTCTGTTCCCGCTGCATACTCTGTTCGGGGGTGTATCCTCGTCCCTGCAGTGCGGCAGCACTGGCGTTGAACGCATCCCCGAGCCCGCCCACCAAGCCAGAAATGATCTTGCCCGTAGTTTTGGCGTTCTCGCTATCCTTGTTCGGAGGAATGACCGTCTGAACCTCGGCGGGTTTGTCCGCAACCGACGGGATCTCAACAGTGGGAATGACAGCGGCAGGAGGTGTCGCAACCGGAGCCCCCGCAGGCTTAGGCGCGGCAGCGACAGGAGCGCCCGGGGAAGCGTTCTGACCGATGTAGGCCGGGGGCTGGTGCTGAGCAGCGGTAGCGGTATTCTGATCATTAATCATGCCCTGGAGCGCGGCATTGTACCGTTTCGCGGTATCGGGGCTATTGGGCCACCCTAGACGGTTCGCCATCTCAGTCTGAGATTCGACCGGACGACCGAGAACGGTTTCAGCCTGAACCTGGAGGGGATTCTTGGGGATGCCAGCCGCGTCGGTAGACTTGTTCGGTTTCTTGCTGTTCGTCACAGCATCATACAAGAGCGCAGGGACGGCAGTAGGCGGGAAAAGGTGCAACGCCACACCCGCCGCGTCCTGAATCGGCTTGACCAGACCAGCCATGCGCTCGGCATCGGCCTTCTGGAGGGCGGGCGAAGTGGTAGGCGCGGGAGCGGCGAAGCCAGATCGGTATGCCTGATACATGCTCTGAGCGGTCTGGCCGTCAGGGAGCCCAGTGGTCGGGAGCCATTCCTTGTATGTGAGGGGCTTTCCATCAGGCATTCGAGTTCCCTCCGAGTTTCGAGGAAAGAGATTCTAGAACATCGGTGAGCTTTGCCATGATGGCGGGCAAATCCGGCGCTTGAGCGGGAACCGCATCGGCAACCTCGGGGGTCTTCTTGAGGATCTTCTTGAGTGCCGGGGCATCCTTGGCTCCGGTAATCCGCGCGATCTTGCGAAGCTGAGGGTTTGAGGTGACTTTAGATTCCGGGGGCATATCGACAATCTCAGGGCCTTCCTCGCCCACGAGGGTAATGCCGCCCTTGGCGGACTCGGTACCGTCCTTGAGGCCGGGAACTTTGTTGAGCAGCGTACCGAGGAATGCCCCCCCCGCCGCGCCTTCCGTGTTAGACTGCTGCAGTTGCTGTCCAGAAGATCCGAGTTGAGCCCCCGATCCAATTGAGGCAAGAGAGGTGCCTAGTCCACCCTGACCAGAAGCGGCTTGATTGGAAAGCCCCTGTTCGGTCTGAGCCTGGGAGGCGAGGGAGTTGGCCTGAGTCTGATGCTGTCCAACCGCTTGGTTGTATTCGTTCAGACCCTGGTCAATCCCCGTCTGGAAGCCGCCCATATAGTTCTGTCCGACACCCTGACCAGCGGCAAGTGCGGCCTGCCCCTGGTTCAGACCACCAGTTCGGGCCGCAGAAATGGCCCGGCGCGCGGCTTCCATCGAAGACAGACCCGCGTTCTGAGAAGCGATTTGACGGGCGGATTCGTTGGCTTTGGCGGCAGTCTCGGCAGCATTGGCCCCAAGGCTACCAGCAACCCCGGCGTTTGCCGTGTTCTGCTGACCTCTGAGGGCTGCGGCCTGCTGCTGGGAGGTCTCCGCATTTTCGCCTAAGGTGGTAGCACCGGACGAAGCAAGCCTACGGCCCTCCTGGAAAGCCTTCTTGCCCTGTTTCCCAGCGTTAGCCGCCTGTTTCCCGGCAGCCTTAGCATTCGACCCCGTGAAAAACTCGCCGATATTATCGAACAAACCAGCCATTCACATTCCCTCTACTACTTTAGTGCCGAGTCGGATATGGTATTATTTAGTCGAGGCAGGGATAGCACCAACGGCATCGTCGTAAATCATGTCACATTCAAGAATTACTATGTTGGTAGTAAATGCAAGCTCAAAACTCTGCTGTAGCGCCCTCTGGTATTTGGGTTGAATCCTGAGGTAATAATATCCGTCGCTGTCAATGTCGTTCGTGGGCACCATGAACGTCTGCTTGTTCGTGTACTCTTTGGCCTGATCCTTCGTGTGTTCCGTGACCAGGACAGATATGCCGAGACGATTGGGGATGTAGATTTTGAACACCCACCCCTTATAGATAGAGACCTCGTTCTTTCCCTGCCCCAGATAGGGGGTCTGCACGTCGAGCTGCACGATGGTAGAGCTAGAGCTGGCATAGAACGAGTATCGCCATGATCCGGATGCGTTGACCGAATACAGGCCATTTGCCGTGGACCAGAGATCCATGGCGCCAAGCTGCGCGGTTTTCTTAGGGTTGACCGAAATGATGCCGTCACGAAACCAGATGAACTTGGACGTGGTATCCATCAATAGGGCGTTGTCATAGGTACTGTATTTGGCCGACAGAATGGCCGGAGTATTCGTGAACGCCTTCACCTTCGTCAGTGCACGCCCGCCATCGTAGGAGTATACCGAGTTGTCCCAGTTCGAGAGGAAGAATGCCTCGGTGGGACTCGTTGCCAGGAACTGCATACCCTGGGCGTAAGTCATGGCCGAGATGGAAACCAGAATGTTATCGGTGATAGTGGCAAGGTAGATTTGAATGCCATCAAAGAGGTAAATCTGCCCGTACAGCAGGAACGTCACGAACTCGCCGACCGCCGAGACGCTGGCGTTGTTCGCTGCTGAGTTGCCGACGAGGTACCCATCGAAATTGGGCTGCAGGAAGAGGGTTTCGCCGAAGGTCGTAGCCGTACCCTCTCCATACCTGGACCCAATCGGGATAGGGAGCAACGCCACGGGGGCATAGATCGGGAAATCCGGGTCTGGAAGAATGCCCGTAGTGCCGTTGTTGAACGTCGAGAACGAATAGTCTCCGCTCACGTAGGTATCGACGTGAAATCCTGGGAAAATCTGGCTCGTCGAAGGGATGCGGTAGCCGAAGGGCAAGATCGAAGTCGGGCCGGGGCTGGGAATCGAAACCAGCCGCTCCCCCGTGTCGATACTGGCCGAGTAGGGGAATTGGACGTCTCCGGGGTACTGAATCAGCGACACGGTAGGCGTCAGCGTGCCCGACGGGGCGCCCTGGTAGTTCCAGAACACACGCCCATTGTAGTCCATGCTCGAAACCAGTAGCGCTTGGGTGTCGGAATCGTAGAGGTTCAGAGGTGACAAGGTGTTAATCTTTGAAAACCGACCGTTCAGACGCTGAATCCGATTGGGCACCGAGTCGGAAATCTGGATGATGCGGAAAACAGCCCCTAGGCCAGCCCCATACAGGATAGTGGTTTCAGAGTTTCCGACCACAGGGGTATAGGTTCCATCAAACTCGCCAACCACGGTCAAAACAGTGCCCATGGCGTCGCTCGGCTGGCTGTCCACGATAGCCGCGCTGAGGTAGGACTGGGCGCCCGTGTTTTCACCGGCAGCAATCCACCCGATACGGAACTCAAACCCCGCCGAGGTCGCCAGCCCGTACGCATTGGTGAGCTTTCCATACCCGTTGATGAGGTTGGTCGTATTCCCCCGAGAAGTGCGCTGTATGGCCGTTGGCGACGTTGTAGGGGGCGGTGCGTAGAAGTTCACCCGCTGCGTCGGCTGGCTCGTGGGGACAAGGATGGCATCGGCATAGTTGAACCCCACCTGACCCTGAGAAATCGAGGCCACGGAGATACCTGAGGCGGTATAGGTCTGGCCCGGGACAAAGGTAGAGGTAAACGCCGTATATCCGGTCAAGGAGATGGCCTGGACATCGGCAGCCGAGACCGTGGGCGTGCCTGTGATGATATGCCGGGTGAATCCCCCCGAAACCTGAGGCCAAGCGTACTGCCCGTTGATCTGCGTGATCAGAAGGGTGGAGTTGTTCAAGGTCCAGATGATGTTGAGGTTGTTCCCGACAAGGTCGACGAGGTATTGACCGTTCACGTAGCGGTAGATGTAGAGATACCCGACGCCGGTCATGCCAGCCAACAGGTTCGCCACCACGCCGCCCGTGGAGGTGGTATAGAGGGGCACAAACGAGCCCGTCGAGGACATGGGTACTTCCGCGCCACCAGCCGACCCGATCCAAAGGAACGAGCCCAGAACGGCCAGAGCGGTAATGTCCGTGGTGCCGACAACCGTACCGTTGTTCGATACGCCGGTGCCGGTCCCTGTGCCATCGGCGTTTTTCCAGTTTGCGCCGTCCCAGCTTGCCAGTTTTCCCAGGGCAGCGCCGAAGACGTAGGTGGTGCCAAATTTGGTGATGGCATTGACTTGATTGGCGCCAACGGCTACCGCGTTGTTCGAGAAGCCAGAGCCCGAGTTGTAGTTGTTCCAGGTCGTGCCGTTATAGCTGGCGATTTTACCGAGTGCGCTACCGATCACAATCAAGCTGGTATCGGTCAGCATCGAGGTGATGGCATCAGTGCTGACAGCGGTCGCATTGTTGGAAATGGCGACGGGTGTTGAGGGGAGGCTAAGGGCGATCGCGGCTGTGGTTGACGTTCCGGCTGCGATCACGCAGAACCGTCCCGGACCATCACCTCCAGGGTATACCCAGTTCCAGTTACTTGCCGGGGCCGTGGTAGTCCTGAATGTCCAGGCCGTGCCATTCGTTGATGTGGCTATTCCTGCCGTGGTCGAGGTGGTTCCCGCGACCGCCACAAAGATCCCGCTACCAAAGCTGACTTTCAACCAGGAACCACCCGGGGCGGTGGTGGTGGTGAAGGCCCAGGTAGTTCCATTCGAACTCGTCGCTATTCCAGCCGTTGTAGACGTTGTAGCCAGAGTAGCAACCCAAACACTGTTGCCGAAGGCGACATAGGCCCAGTTCGCCGCCGTCGCTGGGGTGGTGGTGAAGGTCCATGTAGTGCCGGTAGAGCTTGTGGCTATAGCTGCTGACGTGGAAGTGGTCAAGGCCACGGCTACCCATAGGCTGTTGCCAAAGGCCACGGCATTCCACCCGCTACCGCCCGGGGCGGCAGTCGTTCGGAATGTCCACGTGATTCCATCAGGGGAGGTAGCTATTCCTGCCGTCGTGGACGTCGTGCCAGCAATGGCTACAAAAATGCCGCCACCATAGGCCACGTCAATCCATCCCGTCCCTCCGGGCGCGCCCGAGGATCGGCTTGTCCATGTGGTTCCGTTGGTGGATGTGGCTATTCCAATCGTTGTGGACGTGCCCCCCATAAGGACAAAGGTACCGTTTCCAAAGCCAGCACCTTTCCATCCGGTAGCTATACCGGTACTCCGGAATGTCCATGTGACCCCGTCCTGGCTCGTGGCAATATCATTGGACCCTGTAGCAACGTTCATCGTTGCTATCCAGAGTCCATTGCCGTACACAACCCGTTGCCAGTTTCCCCCGGGCGCGGTAGTGGTAGAGAACGCCCAGGTCGTGGCCGGAGTCGTGGGCGCTAGTGTTCCAGAAGAGTTCACCCATCCGCCATCAAACGAGGCCAAGAGCCCCCCCGCGCCAGCAACCACAAGAACAGATTCGGTTCCGCTGGTGTAGATTGCCATGGCGTCAATGTCGTTCGTGCTTATGACATCGGCGTTAGCCAGCGGAGGTGGGTAGTTATGTCCGGGAAGGACCGCCGTTTTCGATGTGGTATAGGCATATACGGTGGTCGACACAATGGAACCCAACCGTCCGCCAACTCCACCGATAGCCAGGGCCTCGCGCCAGACAGCCATAGCATTGATGGTGTTCGAACCTATGACAGTTCCGTTATCGGAAGGGCCAGCTCCATTACCCGTTCCGTCGTAGTTCTTCCATGCCGTTCCATCCCACGAGGCCACCCGGCCCCCGACACCGCCCACAGCGAAACCAGTACCATACGCTGCAATGGCGTTGATTCGATTCGAGCCCATCGCGGTTCCATCGTTGTAGGGGCCGATGCCGGGACTAGTACCGTCGTAGTTGCGCCAAGAGGTACCGTCGAAAGACCCCACGCGGCCATTGTCACCGGCTACAATGAGAATGTTGTTCAGGATCAGGCAGCACCGAATAGCGTTACCCGTCCCAAGAACCGTAGTAGAGGCGAGCGAGGTAACAATGGACTGCCCCGGCGTGCCCTCGTTCAAGATGACAACTTGGTCACCTAGACGGAGCGAGAATTCCAGGACATCCGAGTAATGCACGGTCTGGTACCGCACAAACCCGATGCTCGAAATCAGCGCCAGGAGCGAGGCAATCCCGGTGAAGGTGGTGGACTTGGTATTGAGCTGAACCTGGGCAAGACTGAACTCGGTGACGGTAACGATGTTCGAGGTCAGTTTCAGGGTGATGTAGGTGCCGTCAGCAGTCAGAAGCGCGTCATCGTATCCGGTGATTTCGAGGTTCTTGGCGACCCCGAGAGACGACACCGTGGCAATGGATTTCCCGTCGACCGTGACCGCGAGCGAGTGATTGGCGCCAGCCGTGGCCGTGATGAGTTCGCCGGAATCGGTATATCCGTGGTCCGCAGGCGAGCCGAACAGAACCTCAGTTTCGTTCAGATTCGTCAGGCCGCCTTGCTTGAACACTCCGGTATTCTGAACCAAAGGAGCTGCAGCGTCTCCGAACTCATACAGGTCGCCGTTGACCGAATCCACCGAAACGGAAGTGCGGAGACTGACCGAGGCTTTCCCGGTCGAGGTATTCGCCACGGGCTACCACCCGCCCCAGAATCCGCCGAGCGTCTGATATGAGTTGTTGATCCTGGTACTTTGGTACTCGTCGCGCTTGTTGACGCTGTAGAACCGATCCCAGAGCCGAGCCACGGCAGCAGCGACAAGGGCAATCTTGGCTTGATCGGTCTGCTTGCGGAGGAAGTACACGGCCATTTGGTAGCTCATCAGTTCGTTGACCTCGTTCGTCGGGTAGTCAAACACGGTGTTTTGGGTGAGACTCTGGACGACGGCCTGCGCCGAATAGTCGAGCGTAGGAATCCACGAAGCGGGCAGCCACACGGCATCGAAATCGGACACCTGCGGGATGATCTGATTGGAGTATGAAACCCCGGCCCCGATGATGGACAGGCTAGACGCCACGGTATCAACCAGCTCAAGGGCGCCATCGGTCAGGGTATACCGGCTCAAAGTGCCGTTGGAGTCCAGGGAGTACAGCCAGACCCCATCGGTGACGATCTTGACCGAGGCCACGGCGGAAGGTGTGCCGTTGATGACAATGAGGTTCGAGGCAACCCACAGCGGCGTACCCTGATAGAGCAAGTAGAACGTCGAGGTGGACGCCAGCACCTGGGTAGACCCGGTTCCCGTCAGGGAAGCCGAGAACGTGGCCGATGCGGTAGCGTAGTAGAGTTTGCCGGTAGACGGTGAAAGCGAGTAATTGGCGACCGAGGATAGCCCCAGCGACACGGGCACCAGGGTAGTGGCCAGAGGTGCCGTCAGGATGGTCAGGGCCACGGTATCTCGGAAATACACGTATCCACCCGAGTACCACACCGTAGCTATGGCGTTGACACTCGTATACAGCGTCGATACGGTGCCGCTAGCCGGATCGTAAGACTTCACGATAGTCCCGCTGTAGATGTAGTAAAGCACCTGGCCCTTGGCGTCCCAGTACATGGACGTGATGTTGCGCATGTTGGGCGCCGTCTCGGGCGTCAGGCTCCGGGGCTCGTAGGGAACCGTCACAGTCTCCATGGGGATGTAGTAGGCAATCTTGACCTCGTTGAGGTTGATGCCGATGACCCAGAGGTTCCCGTTGCGGATCTGGTACATGGGGATGCCCGTGAAGTTGTCCCGCTCAGACATGGAAAACTTGTTCATGGGAAGCCACTGGCCATTGGACCAGCTCACCGTACGCAGCTTGTAGAAGTTGTCAGGAAGAGGGATCAGATAGGCGTTCGTCGCGTTCGGATCAAGCATCTCCTCGGTCGGGGTGACTATGACTTCCTCGATCCAGAAGTCAGAATCCGACTCCGTGTACTTGTTGTAGATTTCCCGGTACCCCTCGTTCAGGGCGTTGACCGTGTCCTCATAGCTGATGAACTGGGTCTCCTGGAGATCGGCGATACTGCGGGCATTCCTGACAAGCGTACGGGCGTCGAAAATCATCATCCCCTCCAAAAGAAAGGGGGAGGCTTATCCCTCCCCCTTCAAACATGCGCCTTCCGATTAGGAGGGCAGAACCGGGCCGACGTATTTGATGACGCCGCACGAAGCGGGGCGGTGGACCACCCACGAACCGAAGCAGCTCATGTTGATGCGGATGGCCTCGCCGCCCTGGAAGGGCTCGGCGGGAGCCTGGGTCAGCCAGTCGTCAAGCAGCCACTGGTACTGAGGGGCAGCACCGGGGGCGCCAGCCTCGGGGATCTTCTGACCGCCCGGGTTGTTGTTCTCGATGCCGTCCGAGAGAGGGGCGTCGGTATTGGTGACGGCCACGAACTCGATGGTATCCTTCTCCAGGATGTAGCCCAGCAGGTCGGGGACCAGGGGATCTTCCCAGACCTGACCGATGAAGCTGGTCGAGAAGGCGAACGCCATTTCGGAGATACCGCGCGTATTGGAGTTCTCAGCGCCCTTGCTGGTGGGCAGGTTGATCTGCTGCATCAGCGTGGTCTGAGCGTTCAGCTCCAAAGCGATCTGGCGCCACGTGGTGGGGTTGAACACGACCATGTCGGGGATGCCCTGCTGCGTGCGGCAGTACTGGAGAACCCGGACCGTGACATCGACCATCTTCTCGCCGTTGGCGAAGTCCTGCAATCCGAACTGGCCAGCGAGGCCGTTCACGTTCTTGGACCGGTCGACACCGAAGAACGAGGTAGCGATATAGGTATCCCACGTGCCGCCCGTGCGGTTGGCGAGGTCGGGAATCCATCCGCGAAGGCCGACGGGAAGGAAGGGAGTGGTCGAGGCGTTGGTATCGCGGCAGCCCTGGATACAGGCCCAGTCGGTAGCGCCGATCTGACCGTCAGCCGAGGAACTGGTGAAGGTGATCACGCTGCCGTTGACAGCGGTGATAACGTTGACCGAGGTCCGCAGGTTCGAGGCCGGGGTGGCGCCGTTGGTGAACTGGAACCGGGTACCGAGGGTCAGCACCACGGGAGCGAACGCGCTGGCGGTATCCCAGGTGAACGAGCCGCCCGCGCTGGTGATGTTCGGGGCGCCGGAGCCAGCCTGCACGACCTCGCCAAAGCCGGTGCCATACAGCGACAGCCCAAGCAGAGTGCGGAAGCTGTTGAGGGCCTGGGCGAACTTGAGGACACCGGCAGGCACAAACGCGCCCTTGGCATCCCGAGTAGCGAGCTGTTCCTGCTGGGTCAGAAAGAAGTTGTTGAAAATCTGCCCGTTGGTAACAGCAAACTGAGCGGTCAGGCCGGTACCGTTGGCCTTGGCGTTCGAGATCGAAACGGTATTCGAACCGCTCGCCGATCCGCCATTCGCGGCAGCAACCGCGAGATTGTACGACTTGCCGTAGTAGCGGTTCTTGGGGACCGACTTGGCAACCGGTGAGATCCGAAAAAAGGCGTCCTCAATGTCCTTCTCGGTGTAGAAGGTCTTGAGGTCTCCAACAAGGTTAGCTTCGGGAAAGGCCATTCATTTCTCCTTACTTGATCATCTTCATCGCAGACTTGCGGGCAAGCTCGGAGAAACCGGGCTTGGGGGATTCTTTCTCTACGGTCACGGTAGCCGAGGCATCGGGTTCACCTTCGGCCATACTATCGGGCTCCTCGGGCTTGGTGCCCAGGCCAGCCTTACCAAGGCGCTCGGCAAGATCGGAAATCTGCTGCTTAACAAAGCCGTCCTCATCCCAGGCATCCCCAGGCTCACCCTTGGCCTGTTCGATCAGGTCGAAAAGCTCGTCGAAAATCTTGGCATCAGGAGCCAGGGCCTGGAGAGCGGGCATGTGGGGCGCCATCATGTCGCCATACTTGCCTTGCAGATCCGAAATGCTCATGCTGCGGGCGTTGGCCTGATACTGTTCCATGATGGAACCGATCAGGTCGTCCATGACCAGCTTGTGGAGGTTGTCCACGCGCTCGCCCATGGTTTCAAGTTCCTTCGTGATCAGTTCAAGGGCCTGACAAATCTTTTCAAGATCGTAACCACCCTCGGCCTTCGGCTGCTGGTGGCTGGCGAGCTGTTCGGAGAGCATCTTGATGTCCTCGGGGGTAAACCCGGAAAGGTCAAAACTGTCCATGACTTCTCCCTACTAATAAAGTGTCTGTGGCGGTGCGCTATTATTCACCGGCGCCGGATTCACGGGCTCGGGCGGTCGGCCCAGCATTTGTGAGATGAGATCGGCAGTCATGTTGGGGAACGATGCGGCAAGAATCGCACTGCCCGCATCCTGGGTAAGTTCGCCCGTTGCCACCCTCGAAACCACATCGGCGATAGCGACCACCTGGGCACCATTGAGCCCGGTATTCTGCACGTTCTCGGGGGGCGGCGGACCTTGAGGCGGAATGGGCGGAGTCTGGGTAGCGTGCACACCGTTCAGCTTCTCGGTGACGATGTTGATGAGCGTCACAAGGCGCTGCAGAACCTCGGGGCTTTCGTCCACGGCGTCGAGCTGCAGCGCAGTATTGACCGACTCGGAGAGGAGCATGTTGAGGTCCACGATATCCAGGAAGTCATACTTCTCCTCATCGATGGCCCGCTCGATGATCTTGCGGCAGTTGTCATAGCTGGCCGTGGCGACCGAATAGGCTTGTTCAAGGTCGGGGATTTCCAGAAGCTGCGCAGCTTGGTTGGGGTTGAGCACCTTGCCAGCCTGGAGCTTTTCAATCTGTTCCATCTTGATCTTGGGCTCTTTAGAGAGCACCGAGGCAAGGCTGGAGGTAAGGGAGTACAGGTCGCGCTGTTTCTTGATCTCGCTCCACTTGATCTTGGCCCGGTTCAGCCGCACGGGAAGAATCTCGTCGGTCTCCGGGAAAACTTCGATCATGGTTGAGTAGATGTTCTTATAGAACTGGATCAGGTTGTCGACCTGAGCCTGGAACCGCGTGCTCTGGATGTCCTGGAGCGTATCGAGCGCCACACCAGCGGTAACCCCGTCCGGTACCTTGGACTGTGCGGTAAGCTGGGAGATCCCCTCCTGGTCATAGCTCTCGTTCTTGATCATCTGGAGATGCGCGATGTAGGCCGGATCAATCGGGGGCGGCGTCATGACGACAGGAAGGCCAAGGCCGGGAGCGTACTTGACCACGTTCCCCACCATGGAATCCATCGTCTTGATCAGGGAGTCGTTATCAGTGTTCTCGGAGGTGCCAGGGATCAGGATGGTGTTGGCGGGCGACAGGATCAGGGCGTCACGGAGCCTGCGCAGGATCTCGTCAATCAGGCGCTGGTTGCTACGGGTATTGGTCATTATGCTATTCGAGTAGATACCCTTGACCGGATCGTTGTAGTAGAACGGCACCACGGGAGAAACGTCGTAGTCGATCTTGACCGCTTCGATGAACTCACCGGAGACGAATAGCACCTTCACCTTGCGCTTGAGGTCGAAGTACCGCATGACCTTGCCGCAAATGTGCGGGTTCTGCTCCAGAGCCTTCGCGGCTGACCCACCCTCGGGGAGCTTGTCCTTGAGTTCGCCAACCGGGAACCAATCCTGTATGATCATGACGCGCGACAGCTTGCCATAGTCATACTCAGCCTGATCGGCGAAGAACTGCCACGGGTGCAGCTTGATGGTGCTCTTGGACTCGTCGTCCACCCAGATGTATCCAGCCTCGAAAACCAGACCATCCAGCACGGCTTGCTTGACCTTGTCGTTCAGGTTGTCGCGCTCAATGAACGCATCGAAGTACACCTGAGCATTCCGGCACACCTTGATGGTTTCCCAGAGTCCGTTGGAGGCCGAGAAGAATAGGCGCCCCTTGGTCTGGATGAGCTTGGACTGGAGCGTCAGGGCCATGGACCGCCCGATGTTGATTGATGGCAGCGGACCAGTGCGGCCATCGTCGACACCCTGGTACAGGTAGTTCGAAGGATAGACGTATAGCGAACGAATGCTTTCATTCCGTCCGCCGTTGTACATGAACCGGTTCAGGCTCTGTAGGTACCGCATGTCGCGGGCAGACAAAGAAGCCTCCAGCTTGGCGGCGTCCTGCTTGATGAGTTCGATTTCCCGTGCGGTGAGCGTGACCTTCTCGGGCTTAGATGAGCTGGCTGGCGTAGAGGTCTTCAAGGGCCTTCCTCGGATCATCGGGGTAACGGTCGGCGTTTTCGATGACCACCTCGGTGCCGTTGATAAACTTGATGGTGACGCGGCCCGTGAGCTTCGCGGCCTTCATCAAGTCCATCATGATTGCGTAGGTGAAATCGGACTCTTGGAGAGTACGGAACATCACGTCTTTCTTGTACGTCTGTTCCGCCATCTGCATGGCCCGGTCAAAGATACCCTGACGGATCTTTTCCTCTTCCGTCAGGGGTTTCTTCTTTCCGAACATCAGAACTCTACAGCCGTAGCGGTCACGCCGAAGATGCTGGCGGTGCCACCCGTGACAGCCAAGACGCTCGCGTCAAACCAGTAAGCGGTGCCCACGGTAAGGCCGGTAACGACAGCCTGGAGGGTGAAGCCCGAGCGCTGGGCCGCAACGAGCGAGGTAGCGGTCTGGCTGATGCCACCGAGGGTACCAGTGACAGCCGCGCCGTTGGCGGGAGCGGTTCCGGTGCCATAGCGCAGGTCAACGGTAACGCCGTCGTTGATGGTCGAGTTCGCCATCTGGCCGCTGATCTGCAGCCGAACGCGGCCAGTCACGCCGGGGGTGATCGATGCGGGAGTACCGAGAGCGCCGAGGCCCATCATGACAGCGGTGGCCGAGGTGGTTCCGGTAGGGGTAGCAGAGGTAGCCTGGGCAGACGTATAGCCGAGACTGGACAGGTTGACGGTAGCCCAGTTAGCGGCCTCAGCATTGCCGGTCGACGCACCACCCTGGTTCTGCAAGAACTTGCCAGCATTGTTCGCGTTGGGAGCGTCGAAGATGACAGGATACATGGTAATCGGTTCAAGGGCCATGGATATTCTCCTTAGGATTCTCTACATATAGAGTGCCCAGATGGCCCCACTATTATTCAGTAACGCTGATCGTCGGCAGCTTTGTTCCGCTCTTTCAGCCTCTGGAGATCCTTCCAATCCTTCGTCGGTTCCGGGGTGGATGATGGTGTCTTGACTACGGGATCAGATGGCGCCCAGTTCTTTTGACCATGAGTCAGGAAGTAGTTGCGCATCGAGTAGAGCAGCGCATCGAGGGCATCGGGATGGAACACCTCGTCATCGATTTCACGGGTGATGATGCTGGGTTGACCCTCCAGTTCCAGGCGCTTGAAGATGGTCCGCAGCATCTCGCCATGGACAATGCCGTCCTTGAGCACCTTGAGTCGTGTTGATCTCACCTCATCCTGGAGCATCTGGATACCCATAGTTTTATCGTGCTTCACAGCGGGCAGGATGTTAAGGCCGTAGTGGACATTGGCGTCCATGATGAACTTGGTTTCGTTGGTGTCGGCGAAGATATCGAAGGTGCGGCGGTAAGCGTAGGCGAAACGAGGATCATTCAGGATGATGAACCGCGCCTCTTTGATCGCCTCAGTCAGCTCAACGAATCCGGTACCGTTGCGCTTGTACTCATACACAACGAACTTTTCGTCCCGCTTCTCGCTATAGCAGACCACCACCAGAGCGTCTGAGTCTTCTTTGCCGAAGTCGAGACCGGCGACGAAGCGGATATCCTCGGGGGACTGATCCTTGAGCCAGTAGTCGAGCTCTTCCCATGTGAAAAAGTTCTTGTCCGACAGGCGGTAGACCAGGGCGTCGTCATCGTAAACGATCAGGCCTCGGTACTCTCTAAGCACTATGGGGTCATTCTCCGACAGTCCACGCTCCGCGCAAAGTTCGGCAATGGCCTTCTCATGATTGTGAATGTGGGGATTGCTAGAAAGATCCCAGTTTAGTCTCAGACCAGACGGCGTCGGGTTGCTCCAGAACCATTCCCAATAGGTGCCGCGCGTCCTGGGCCCTGAGCCGGACAAGACAAGACGCCCGTTTGTGTCCATGAGCATTGGCCTGACGATCTCCTCCACGAGATACCGGAGATCCTGCTGACTCTGGCACTCGTCAACGATTGTGTTGTCCCAGTATTGGCCTCGGTATTTCTCTCGCTCTGCCTTGTTGGCGTTTCCGCCGAACTGGACAATAGACCCTGTAGGTAGCTCAAAGCACGTGTCAGTAACTTTGTAAATGGCTTCTATGCCCAAATCTCTAAACACGTCTTCAATCGTGTCCTGGTAGATATCCTCGGTTTTGGTTATGGTCAGCCCAATAATGAGCGTCCTGCTATGCGCCTTGACCGCAGCGGACTCGGAGGCCAGGAGAGAATTGACACCAGACTTACCAGCACGACGACCGGCCATCAGGCCAATATCCCTGGATGAACTAAGCAATACCTGCTGCTGAATATCGAATGCCATCTTGTGGATTCGATAAGACATGAAGTCCGAGTCTTCGCGCCGCTGCTTGTTAACCTGTGCATCAACGTCCTTGAGGATGTCCTCGGAGTACAGCCGGTCGGCAAGGAACTTGAACGCTTGGCTCTTAGGGTCAAGGGCGGACGACATGAAGGTCTCGTTGAACACGTTGAAGAACGCGGTCTTGTTCCCCTCGGCGTCCTTGACCTCTTTCTTCATGTGGGCTACGAACGCCTCTTGAAGCTGAGTCTTGAAGCTGGTGCTTCCTGGTGGCCTGCCTTTGGGGTTGGCGCTGGGCTGTCCCTTCACGAATGCCATGAACTGGTTTCCTTGTGGATCTTACTAGGCCCTGAGGCCCATTGGGTCTGGCTCTGAGTTTATAAGCTGTGAGCGAGACTCAGCACGAACCTCAAGGTAGTTTTCGATAAGCCCCTCGACCACTGGGGATATCTTGTCCCCATCTTCTCTGGTGGCGCGGACCAGCTTGGCCTTCAAGTCTGGCCGCACGGTGATGCTCATGATGACTTTGGTTTTCATCGCAACCTCGGCTTTCTGTGTAGAGTCTCCCATACCACGCGCAAGTCAATGGCGTGGTCCTGCATGATGCGCATGGACATAGACGGGGCCAGCGCTTGGATAGCCTTCTTGTATGTCCTATGGGCGAGCAGGCGAAGGACGACGAGAGGGAACACTATGCGCTCGTCTTCTGAGAGGCTTTCCCAGCACTGTTTTTTTTTACTTCCTCGGAGATCCAATCAGTGATGTCAGGAGAGTGGAGGGCCAGAGAGGCGTTCTCGATGTTCATCAGGATTCCCTTACCGATCTTGCGCACGTCGTCGGTTCTCATGCCGATCTGTACCTCGATCATGGACAGCTTTTTCATGTCCTCAATGTCGGTGGTTGTCTCCTTGAACTTCTCTAGCATGTCCCGGCTGCGCCTCTCGAATGCCAGGATGGCGGACTCTAGCGCCGGGGCAAACTCCTTGTAAATCTCCAGCAGCGTCATAGCACCTCCTGTGCTTCATAGAGACTTTGAACGCCTCCATACCCGTCTCTGACCTCAAGAGCGATTGACTCGGCCCTCTTCCTGGCTCTGAGTACATCCTTGATGGCATACCTCATGTTCACGTGCCATACCTTGATGACCTTGGATGGATTGAGTTTTAGCTGGATGATAAGAGAACAAGCCGCCTCGTGGATAACGTCCTGCTTGTCGTCAGGGTTAGAGACTCGATATTTGGCCGATCCCACATACAGAATGTCGCAACGAAGCTGATGCATGCCGATGGCAATGAGACATCGGTACATTCTGTCCAGGTCCCAGTTTGCGCGAGCCTCGCTTAGCTCTTGTTCGTGATCCGGCAATCGCATAGCTATATAATAATAGCACTTTACGGATTGCACAAGGGAGTAAAATCCAGAATGTTGTCGAAACTTTCGGCGACAAGCTCGGGCTGTTCAAGTGATTCACTAGCCTAAACATGCATTTTAAGCTCGATACACTGACCTTATCCTCCACTGACTAGCACGTTACTCCCTCAAACACGTCTTCAAAGTCCAGACGATTCCCTAAACTTTCTCTAGACAACCACAAGCGGTAGTGTTAGCATCTCTTCATGAGCAAGGAGAAAAACCCCGCTGCGGTGGAGCTTGGCCGCAAAGGCGGTCAAGTGAAGTCTGAGCGAAAGCAGAAGGCGGCACTTGAACGCGAGGCTAGGAAGAAAGCGGCTAGGGAAACAAAGGAGAGGTAGATGCATCTGAATACTCGTCTCATGAAGCAGGCGTACCACGAGAAATCTGGAAAGCGCCGGGTCGGATTCAAGGTCAAGTCTGTCGTCCGCAACGCAGAGAAGAAGGTGAAGACGGAGCGTAAGGGATTCTGGGCTAGCATTGCTCGCCTCTTCGGACTGACCCTGTTCAAGACCAAGACCATCGCAGAGAAGTGGATGGAGAAGGTCATTTCCCCGAAGTACAAGCGTGGTGGCTCGAAGCTCGGCATGAAGCTCTATAAGTCCCAGGTCCGTGCCGTCGCCAAGATTCAGCGCAAGCGCGAACAGGGAATCCGAGTCAGTGCCATCGACCTGATGCGCACGGGAGTGCCCAAGGAGATTTCTCAGGTACAAGCTTAACCCGGGAGGGTGAACATATCATTCCTAGCGCATGAGGTTTGCGTTTACGCGAGTCCCGTGATTGCGATGGGTTCAGCATGGTCCAAGCTGATGACGCGGACCTAACGGTGGATAAGGCCACCACTTCACGACACGAGGGAGCTGGCTATGTGCCTGGGTGCACACTGACCATAGCTGGTGAACTAGGGTAGGGCGTAGGCCCGAAGAGAGGTTCGAGTCCTCTAGCGAATGCGTGCCGTGTCATTTCGAGGCGTCGGAGAGCATGGGCGATATCCAGAACGTCCAGCATGCTCGTCCGTAGTTCAAAGCTAGCGTCTCGACTTTTCTTGACGGTGAAGTGTAGCGGATGCACGACGATGGACGCCAATAGCCTGCGCGTAGGTCTGGCGAGAAGTAGGGGGCTGTTCGATTCGGTCCGCCGTTATGTGGGAAGGATCAAAGCGAGATTCCGGTGGTGTGGCGGTAAATCCGACCATGGCGATCCGGCTAGGGGGTGAGGGGATGAGCGACAAGGAAATCTTGGAAGAGATTGAGGCTCTGTGGAAAGATGATGCCACGGAAGAAGAAAGACGGATTGCGCGTCAATTCGGATCGGCTGGAACAGAGCGGGCTACGTTTGCCATGGCCATTCTCGCCGCCAAGCGCAAGTACCAACAGACCTCGCGGCCCGGAGAGGTGAAGACGTGGCAGACGTTCGAGGAGTGGGTAAAGGAACTCGATCCCGACAGCCCCTTGAATGAGTACCGCGAAGAAGCCTGGAACGCCGCTCTGGCCTCCGTGATCTCTACCTGGAAGCGGTTCGAGGTGGGGGACTCTTGCCGTATTCGTGTCTCACGCGATACAGAAATCGAGGCCATCATCGGGGCAATGCCCATCCAGCAGCTTCACAAGGCCGACGACTTTGTGTCTCAGCCTGGTATCGTCCGACCTGCCATCAATACGGTCAACCTGACGGTGGAGGAGAAGCTGGTAGCCGTGACCGATGCTATGGTATCGAAAGATAGCTATCAGGAACGTCATGTTTACCGGGAGCTTTCTCGTGTCCTCGCCAAAGGCAAATCCCTGGACGACCTCTGCCGCGAGTACTCGGTGCCCTTGACCAAGGAGGTGTGAACGTGACCATCCAACTGACACTGACCTTGGAAATCGAGATCGACGGTAGAGATCCGGGTGAAGCTTGGATCAAGGATCAGGCCAAGAGCGCCATACAGGAAGCTGTCCCGCATGTACTGATCGACTCAGACGAGGAGGACTGCATCCTGTTCGTGCGATCCTCGGAAATCAAGGAGGTGTGAGATGGAAGACCGCGTGAAACTAGCTCTGGAAGCGCTCAAGGACGCCCGCGAAGTTCTCGACCTTGGAGGCGCGCGGCACGTAGTCGGCACCGACAAAGCGATAGCTCTCATTACTCGCGTCGACCAAGCTATCGCCGCCCTGAGCGCCCCCGAGGAGCCGTCGGTTTCCGGAGACGCGATTGAAAGTCTGGCCCGATTCCTAAACCAGATTTCTCAAACTGACATCCACTTCGACAACGCCAACAAGAAGATTCAGGACATCTACCGAAACAAGGCGAGGTGGATTCTCGAATGGCAGGCCGAGCAGTCACCTCATCCCTATGACGCATCAGCCTCTGGCAGAGAAGCGGGACGGTGGGTGAGTGAGGATTTGTACTGGCGATTGTACCGAGCTCTAGATGTTCTCAAGGAAGACGGAATAGAAGGGTTCTCATACGACAATGGCTATACGACCGTGGGTGATGCTCTCGAAGCCCTCCGCGCATCGACCAGCTTTCCGAAGGAGGGAGAATGAACTATTCACAGACTCAAGCATCTGTTACGCCGGAGATCCCCGACGAGACCAACAAGGAGTGAGAGATGGATGAGAAGAAAGTACGCCGCGAGTTTGCAGAATGGCTCAAGATTGTCCAAGATCCTCTGGCAGAAGGAGTACAGGAAGCCATCAATTTTGCCGACGATCACCAGAGTAGCGCTTCCGAATGGGGCGCTGCATTTGCATGGTTCCTTCTGCGGAGCTCCCAAGCAGAGGTGGATCGGCTGCGCGGACTGTTCGAGCAGATCCTGGCACATCCTGAGGACACTGCCTACGATGCGAGATTCTGGCGCAACTTCGCCCGGGAGGCCATCGCGCCCAGGGAGCCCCGCGATGCCTAACCCCGACAAAACCCCAGGACAGAAGCTGGTGGAGGAATACCGAGACCAATATGGATATTCCATCTTCGATCATTTTGAGGAGTCGGATGAACAAGACATCGCGTCGAGGATCGATGCCCTCATCGCCAAAGAGCGCGCATTTTTGCAAGACGTGCTAATCGTAGCGCAGATCGGCGATGGATGCCTTCCACACCTCACGATGCAAGAGATGAAAGAGCGTATTTCACAACCCCTCATCGCCGAACCGACCCCGAAGCGGGTGCTGGATTTGAGCACTCTGCCACCATCATGGGACGGCGACTGTAGCATGTACGAGGTCGAGAAAGCCATCCGCCAGCAGCTTCCGGACGTCGAGGTGAAGACGTGACCGCCCTCATGCTCCTCATCGGCTTCGCAGGCGTTTCGATAGCCGTGGCGCTGGTCATGGTGTGGGTGTATGTTCGACTTACTAGGAGGAAGTGATGGCTGTTTTTTGGAAGATCCATCTTCACGGTAGGAATGGCCCTGGCGGCAACTTAGCTTGTGGAGACAGCAACCCAGAATCCTTTGGCACAGACACGCTAGAAGAGGTCACTTGTGAACGATGTCAGAAGACTCGGTGGTATGCGGAACGTCAAGGGGGCGCTGAGGCTGCCCCGCATATACCGTACACTGTCCCGAAGTCCACTACCATAACTCCGTTATATTAATTGGGAGGACTATAGTTGACCCGCCCCACCCTCGCTCTCGCCCTCATCCTAGTCCACGCTCCCGCAGCGGCCCCGACACCTCCCGCGAAGCTGGCCTACGAACCCCCACCCGAGCTGATGCTTGTTCTCACCGCCATACTAGACGCTGCACGACAGTACGGAGTTGACCCCATGCTGGCGTTCAACGTGGCCTATGCGGAGTCGACGCTGAAACCGTGGGCGATTGCTCGAAGGTGGCGCGAGGTGGGCGGGAAGATGGTGCGCATCGTGACGGCTCGCGGGCTCATGCAGATCAACCCGAAGTACCAGGATGAACTCGTATCGAAGATGCTGGGCTGGCATCCATCTCATTTCGACTGGCGGAACCCAGTGCATAGCGCCAAGCTGGGGTGCGCATACCTCCGCTATCTGATCGACCAATCTGGCGTCTGGGGCGCCGTATGCTCATATAATTGCGGGCAAGGACGTTTCAATGAGCTAGTGAAATACGGTCGACCACTCCCGCAAGAAACGGTATCATACTATCGGAAGGTTCTTGGATGAAGGAAATAATCCTCAGTAGAGGTAAGGTTGCCCTAGTAGACGATGAAGATTTCGAATGGCTTAATCAATGGAAATGGTCTTTTCTATCAGGGGGGTATGCAGTAAGAAGGTCGAACCATTCATCATATATCTACATGCACCGACTAATATTGGGGTGTGAACATAGGAGCCAATTCGCCGATCATATCGATGGTAATAGGCTTAATAACACAAGATCCAATCTAAGGATGGCCGATCCTACTACCAATACCTATAACAAGGGCATGCATTCTAGAAACGTCTCGGGATACAAGGGGGTTAGGTGGGAGAAGCGTAGAAAAAAATGGGTTGCACAGATCCAATTTAGAAAAAAGGGATTTTTTCTAGGTTATTTCTCCGACCCTAAAGAAGCGCATGTGGCATATTGCGCCAAGGCCAGGGAACTCTTCGGCGAATTCGCAAGATTTGAATAAGAAAACCCCGGCTTTCACCGGGGCTTCGTGTGGCCGCACTCGTCGAATGCAGCGGGAAGGCGGGGCTGCCGGTTGACAGCCCGAGCGGGGGGTTAGGCTTCGTTCTGAAAAAGGTTCCACGCCTCTTCCACAGCCTTGTCGAAAGTAGGATCTGGCCCTTCCTTTCCTGTCGACGTTGCCCACTTCACTCCCGCGTCAAAAATGACGCGCGCGACCTTCTCGAACAGTTCCTTGTCCATCTTCTCTCCTCCTTCAATCTACGCGGTCAGCGAGGCATACACCCCGCGACGGATACCCCTCCGGTTGGAGAGGGGGTTTGAATCACGTCAAGACCACCTGTAGGCGCGGCGAGAGTCGCCCCTGTCTTCCTGAGCCATGTCATAGTGATTGGCCAGATACAGAAGATTGGGCTTATTCACGTTCAGACTAGGGCGGTAGTTGCCCTTGGCCGTAAGCAGTTCCTGGAAACTGCAGAAAGCCGTTTCCCTTCTGCAAATGTCGTCAAGAACCAGATCCATGATAGCGTCCATCGTTATCTCCTTCGGGTTCTTTGTACCAAGCTACCAGCCGCGCCACGTGGAGGCGTACCCTTGCGGCCATGCCCCCGAGGGGGCTTTGTTTATTGCTCGACAGCAACGAACTTGTGAAAGTCGCCGATTACGTGGTTCTTGAGGATTTCCTCAGCGCCAAGCTCAACGGCGACGAAATCGGCTTCGGCAGTTTCGATGCTCACCGAAATCTGTTCGCCGCTGACTTTATAACCCGTAACCTTGTAAGTCTTCATCTTCAAATCTCCTTCGGTGCCCTCAAGCACCTTATGAAGACAGTGTAGCACTTCTGTAGCACGCTGGCAAGCTAAATCATCTGGACTTTGCGCACATCTTAACTGGTAGCAAAGTGCTATAGATTTCTCTTGTCTAGTGCTACGTTGTGATGTAGTGTAACACCATGGAAACAGAACATACAACCGTGAGACTTGATGTTGATGTCAAGCGAAAGGCCGAAGAGGTGGCAGCGTCGGAGCACGTGAGTCCGGCTGTTGTCATGCGAAGATGGATGAGGAAAGGCAAGGAACAGGAGGAGTCCAAATGAGGGACATCAAGATCGCCACGTGGGCCAAGAAACACGGCGCGTGTGGCTCGGGCATCCGATGGGCGCTTGACCATTGCCCCACGGGGAAGATGAGCGAAGCATGGGAGAAGCTCCTTGAGCATGGCACCGAGGAAGGTCCTAACGGATATCTCTGGTGGGTTATCTCAAAGTGCTTCGACGACAAGACTCTGCGCCTGATGTCGGTTCGAATGGTACGTGAGACACCTCTGGCCGATGGTAGGAAGGTTGTGGATCTGCTGACCGACCAGCGCAGTCTTAACGCTCTTGTGGCGGCTGAAAGATTTGCCAATGGGGAAATTAGTCGGCAGGAACTTGCCGCCGCCAGGGACGTCGCCAGGGAC